ATATTTGGAGACATTATAAGAAAAAACTTATAACTGCTGGATATGTAACAGTTAGCTAATAACTGATTGATTCCAAAAGGGCGACTTCGGTCGCCTTTTTTTGTGCCTGCTCTACTCTATCCATCACTCTACTCTATCGCTCTACTCTACTCTATCACTCACTCTATCGCTCGCTCTCTCCCACCCACCCTCCCTCTTTGGTAAAAATGTAATCCGTCCGTCGTTCCTAAAATCTTAAAATCTTAATATTAAACTAACTAACCTAACTAACTTATATATATAATTAACTAACTTATATAACCTAAATAACCTATATAAATTAATTTAACTAATTAAACAAAAACTATTGACAGCTAGTTTAATGAGCGTATAGTTATACTTATGGATACGAAAAAACAGGTTAACGCACCTAAAAGCGTTGAGGCTGATACAGCCAAGAAACAGAATGTGTCAAAGAGTGGTGGTAGATTTACTGATACTTTAAAAGGTGGTAAAGCTAACGCTAATACAAGACTGACATTAACTGATAGTTGTTTTGATTTAGTTGTGGCTAATAACCCAGCTAGACAAGTAGTATTAGTTTGTCAGTTATTAGATGATTTAGGCGGGTCTGCTACTGTAGGTGAGCTTAATGAAATGATACTAGCTTGTATGCATGATAAAGCTGATACCTTTTGGGTAGACAGTAAATCTGAAGCTTATGTGCAAGATATATATCCTGTCATGGCTTCTTACCTTGATAAAATGATAGGTAAGGAAGATTGGACATCAAAGAAAGGTAGTTTTACTTTAGTAGAAGTATCTTAATTTATTAACTCACTATTCATACAAGGGCTACATTAGTAGCCCTTTTTTTATGCCTGTATATCTACTATACCTTTAACCTAACCTACCCTTATATGAAGCCCTATACCCCCCTAACGCTATCAGCTCGGGTCCCACCCACCCGCCCTTTAGTTTCAGCCTCAGTTTTGCAACTACTTTACAAATAAGTCCCTAGTGAAAAAATTTTGCGAAAAAATTTTTTTCGATTATACTTTCGTTATGAAAAATATGTTAAAAAATATAGTAGGAGCAGTAGCTCCAACATTAGGCTCAGCTTTATCAGGTCCTATGGGCGGCATGGCAGGCGGGGTCATAGCTAAAGTATTAGGGGTAGATAATAACCAAGCTGCTATAGAAAACGCTATGCAAAACGCAACTCCCGAACAGTTGTTAGAGATTAAAAAAGCAGAAAAAGATTTCGAAGTTAAAATGAAAGAACTTAACGTTGATGTCTTTAAATTAGAAACGCAAGAAAAACAACACGCTAGAAGTATGTTCTCTAAAGATTGGACAGCCCGTATTATAGGAATAGCTATGATTGGTGGGTTTTTAGGTTATATCTTTTTAGTTACCATACAACCCCCTGAACAAAATTCGGAAGCGTTAATAAATTTGGTACTCGGTTATTTAGGTGGTTTAGCATCAGCCGTAATAAGCTTCTATTTTGGTGCTTCTAACAAAAGTGAGTAAGGGCAGCAGACCACGACCCGTGGACCGTGATAAGTTCAACGCTAACTTCGATAAAATATTTAAAGATAAGAAAAAATCCACCGCGAACCAAGAATCCCATTCCAAAGATTAACTACTTTACTTTTATTTTGTAAATATCGTTTTACAAAAGACAGGTTTTTAACATATACTTTGTAAATGGCTGAGCCTTCTATAGCGGATGTGTTAATGAATAATGATTTACGTTTACGTAGAAGCGATGAATTATTCCACAGCCCTCAACAAACCCAAGAAATAAAACCTTTAAGATTATCAGATTCTCAGAGACGTTCTTTTTTCGATTATATAAATAATCCAACAAGAACGGAAGACCCTTTAAAAAATCTTTTAGCAGGAGTTATAGGTACCGATGAACGTATGGGGCTTGGAGATTTTATTCCTGGATTATCCCAAGCATTAGCTGAACGTAGAGGGGATAAACTAGGTTGGTGGCTATCCAATTTAGATTATCTTCCTGGTGGTGGTATAGCCCCCGATATGGTTACTGCTATGTCTGCTGCATTTTCTAAATATCAGAAAAAGCGAGCTGATATAATTAAACGATTAAAAAGAGAACAAAAAATACAAGAAACGGCTGACGCTACTGAAATGGCAGGTTCTGTAAAAGAAGTAAATAGATTAAAGAAACAACTTAAAAAAATAGACGCAGAAGAAGCAAAAAGAGCAGCAAAATTTAGAATTGAGGGTGATTATGTTCCTCCTCCTAAAAAGCAAAGCTTAGACCCTACAGACCCTAAATTAAGGAAACAACTAGAGGACCAGATACCTACTAAAGATTTTGTTAAATCTGTATATAAAGCCCAACCCGACCCCAAAGGTCCTATTAATTTGAATTTTTCCCTTCCTCCTAAAAAGCCAGATGAGGGTGTTTTTAGCAACGCTATGTTGCGAGATATGCAGGCTGATTACATAAAATCAAGAAAAGGTCCAACAGAAATACCCCGTGTTATAGACGACTCAAGAAGTCTTGCTGACCAAGCTTTAGATTTTGATAAAGCATTTTTACGTGGAGAATACACAACAAAAGGCTCAAACCCTACGTTTAACAAACCAGGATATATTCAATTCACAGGTAAAAATTTTCCTGATGCTGGAGCATACTCAGATTATTCAAAGTACTTAAATGACCCTGAAAAATTAAAAGAATTAAAAACAGCTACAGGCTCTGACTTAAGATACAGTAATGAAATAGACCCAACTTTGGTAAAAGACTGGTTTTCTAGAGAGAACATATACTCATCTGTTCCTCCTCCTAAAGGATATACGTATAAAGCTCCACCTGAAGGTGCCTTATTTCGTGGAGATAGAAGCGGGTTATTAGAAAGAGGTAAAGGTTTTGATATTACAGATACTTCTGATATTGTTCCATCTTCAGGTATTTATTCTTTAATAGACCCTACAGACCCTAGATTTAAAATGTTCGCAAAAGGCATACCTAGTAAAGGCGGTCCAGGTGCAGGGTATGTTATAAACCCTAATTTTAAAAATATTTTAGATATTGATAATATTCCACCTGATTTTCTTAAAAAATTAGAAGATATGGATATGTTTAGAAATCGTCCTAGTAGAGATTTAGCGGGCGGTATTGGTGATTTAATGTCTAAAAAACGAACTGATTTCCAATTAGACACTATATTACGAGGCGGTCCAGGAAGTATAAATAAAACACCTTCAGGACTTTCACAAGATATAGCCGATATTTTTACTAAAGAAGGTTATGACGCTTTACGTTTCCCACCTAGAGCTATGAAAGGTGAAAGCGATACTATAATTTCGTTAAACCCTAAAAATTTAGAAATCACAGATGAAATACCTTATGACCAACTTGATGATTTTATAAGACAGCTACTAAGTGGAAAATAAAGATAAATTAAAAGCTTTAAAAAATATAGACCTTTCGCATTTAGATAAAGCTGAAGCGAAAGAGTTTACTGTTTTACTTGAAGAATTAGAAAAACGCGAATTTCAAGAAAAAGCAACTAGTACCTTTATGGATTTTGTTAAATCTATATGGAAAGAATTTATTAACGGCGACCACCATGTAAAAATGGCAAAAGCTTTTGATGATATTGCTACAGGTAAATTAAAACGTTTAATTATTAATATGCCGCCTAGACATACAAAGTCTGAATTTGCATCACATTTGTTCCCTGCTTACCTTTTAGGGAAAAATCCTAAATTAAAAATTATAGAAGCAACCCACACCGCTGACCTTGCAGTTAATTTTGGTAGAAAAGTTAGGGATTTAATTGACGGTGAAGAATATAAAGAATTATTTCCCGATACAGAACTAAAAGCGGATAGCCGTTCTGCAGGTAAATGGTTAACAAATAAAGGCGGTGAATACTATGCCGCAGGTATTGGTGGTGCGTTAGCGGGTAGAGGTGCGGATTTATTTATTATTGATGACCCACATTCGGAACAAGACGCTATGTCCGATAAAGCGATGGATGAAGCTTACGAATGGTTTATGGCAGGACCTCGTCAAAGGTTACAACCTGGAGGTGCAATCGTTATAGTTATGACCCGTTGGAATAAAAAAGACTTAACGGGTAGATTAATTAAGAAAATGGCACAAGATGAAGGGGCTGACCAATGGGAAGTTATAGAATTTCCTGCAATTTTACCTAGTGGTAACCCACTTTGGAAAGAATTTTGGAAGTTAGAAGAATTAGAAAGTATAAAAGCGTCCGTTAGTCCATCTAAATGGGCGGCACAATATATGCAAAGACCTACAGGGGAAGGTATTTCAATTATCCCTAAAGAGTGGTTTATGATTTGGGAGGAAAATAAACCACCTAAATGTGAATATATAATCCAGTCTTATGATACTGCATTTTTAAAATCAGAAAGAGCTGACTTTACCGCTATAACAACATGGGGAGTTTGGTATCCAGAAGGTAAAATTGGGGATGAAATGTATACGGGTAACGAAGCCCATTTAATTTTAATAGATTGTATAAAAGAACGTTTTGATTTTCCTGAATTAAAAGCAGAAGCGTTACGGTTATATGATTATTGGGACCCTGATACTGTAATTATTGAAGCTAAAGCTAGTGGTATTCCGTTAGTACAAGAATTACGTAGGGTTGGTATTCCTGTAAATACATTTAGTCCAGGAAAAGGGCAAGATAAAATAGCTAGATTAAATTCTGTATCGCCAATTTTTCAAGATGGAAGAGTTTGGGTGCCTGATAATAGATTTGGCGAAGAACTTATGGAAGAAGTTTCAGATTTTCCCGCAGGTGAAAATGACGACTTAGTTGACGCAACAACATTAGCGTTAGCGAGGTTTAGGGAAGGTGGTTTTTTACAATTAACTACTGATTATTTTGAAGAAGAAACACATTATGTGGGTGAAAGGGTTTATTATTAATTAAAATAGGTTATGATTTGAAAATATGGCTATAGAGAAACAACCGTTATCAGCTGTTCCTATGCAGGAAGAAGCTATCGAACTTGAAATTATGCCTCAGGTGGAAGAAGAAACAGAATTATTTGTACAACCTGACGGCTCAATTATTCGAGGCAGTGAAATGCCTGACCAAGCTACGTCAAAGTTTGGTGAAAATTTAGCAGAAACTTTAGACGAGCGTGAATTAAATACTATTGCTAATGAATTAGTAAATAGTTTTGAAGAAGATTTAGATTCACGTAATGATTGGTTTCAAACTTATACCGAAGGATTAGATTTATTAGGAATAAATGCGGATTCTCGTTCCCAACCGTTTATTGGGGCGTCAGGAGTTCATCATCCGATACTCGCAGAAGCCGTAACCCAATTCCAAGCACAAGCGTATAAAGAATTATTACCAGCAGGAGGACCTGTTGATACAGAAGTTTTAGGAATGACTGATAATGCTAAATTAGAAAAAGCAAATAGAGTTAAAAACTTTATGAATTATCAGATAACTTACAAAATGGAAGAATATGACCCAGAAATGGACCAATTATTATTTTATCTTCCACTATCTGGTTCTGCATTTAAGAAAGTTTATTACGACCCTGCAGTTGGACGGGCAGTAGCACGTTTTGTTAAGTCAGAAGATTTAGTTGTTCCGTATTACGCAGTAGATTTATTAACTTCTCCTAGAATTACTCATGTAATTCATATGAATGAAAACGAATTACGTAAATTACAGCTTTCAGGGTTTTATAAAGACGTTGAAATGTCGTCTCCAGGAAGCGGATTAGAGAATACAGACGTTGATGATAAGATAGATGAGCTACAAGGTATCAGTAGAACGATATCTGATGAAGAATTCACCCTTTTAGAGATGCATGTTGACCTAGATTTAGAAGGATATCAAGATATAGACGAAAATGGGGAAGAAACAGGGGTAGCTTTACCGTATATTGTAACTATTTGTAAAGATAACAACAAAATTCTCGCAATTAGACCAAATTATAACGAAAAAGACCCGATGAAGAAGAAAATCGAACATTTTACGCATTATAAGTTTCTTCCAGGACTTGGATTTTACGGTTTTGGCTTAATTCACATGATGGGGGGCTTAACTAAGTCAGTTACAGCGATTTTACGTCAATTAATAGACGCAGGAACACTTTCTAACCTTCCAGCAGGGTTTAAATCACGAGGATTGAATATTCAACGTCATGATGACCCGTTACAGCCTGGAGAATGGCGAGATGTCGATGCTCCTGGTGGTAGATTACAAGATGCTTTCCTTCCTTTGCCCTATAAAGAGCCAAGTGCAACATTATCTACTTTATTAGGAGCATTGGTTGAATCTGGGAAAAGATTTGCGGCTACAGTAGAAGACCCAACAGGAGACGGTAATTCTGAGGCACCTGTAGGTACAACAGTTGCATTAATGGAAAAAGGACAGAGAATTATGTCCGCTATCCACAAAAGATTACATTATGCTCAAAAAACAGAATTTAAAATATTAAAAAGAGTATTTGGGGAATTTTTACCTCCACAATACCCATATCAAGTACAAGGTGCGTCTGAAAACGTATTTAAAGAAGATTTTGATAATTCTGTAGATGTTATTCCTGTTAGCGACCCTAATATTTTTAGTATGACGCAAAGAATAACTTTAGCCCAAACACAACTACAAATGGCACAAGCAGCACCAGAATTACATGATTTAAGAGAATCTTACAAGAAAATGTATTTAGCTTTAAATATTAAAGATATAGATGCATTATTACCCCCAGAAGCTGAAGTGCCCGCAAGAGACCCAATTAGCGAACAACAAGCAGCATTAACGGGTAATCCTATAAAAGCTTTTGATTTTCAAAACCATGAAGCTTATATAGCTAGCCATAGTGCGTTTTTACAAAACCCTATGGTACAATCAAATCCCCCAGTAATACAGGCTATAACTGCTAATATACAAGAACATCAGGCGATGTTGTATAGAATACAAATAGAACAAGCTATAGGTCAGCCTTTACCAGAAATGGAAGATGGACAAATGCCACCAGAAGTTATGAATCAAATTGCACTTATGGCAGCACAAGCAACACAACAAGTTACAGGTCAAGCACAAGCGATGGCACAAGCACAAGCGATGGCACAAAGAGACCCACAAATGGAAATGTTCCAGCAACAACTACAATTAGAAAAAGAACAGTTAATGCAAAAAGAACAAGAAGATGTACGTGATAAAGAAGTAGAGCTTACAAAAGCTGAACTAGATGCACAAGTTAAACGTGAGAAAATAGAAGCTGATGCTAGAAAAGAAGATACTAAAGCTGCTATTGATTTACAAGAATTAGAGCAAAAGTCTAAAGCTGATGCTGATAAGAACTTTACTGAATTAGTTAAAACTGTTCGGGATAGTAGAAATAAAAATGGAGAAAAATAATGCGTGATTATTACGATAACGATAAGTACCCTTCTCCTTCACCTAAGAAAACCAAGGCAGCCCCTAGTTTTCCAAGTGTAGAAGATAGTACAAAAACTAAAACTATCGAAGCAGGTGAATGCTTAGATAAGCCTGAAAAAGCTAAAGTAAAAGCAGCTTACGGGCAAACTAAAGGACTTCTTTGGTATAGGTCAATTAAATAAGTGGACTATATCTTAGCTACGGAGCATTTGCTTCGTAAATACCGTGAGAGAAAAGAAGCTCTCACGCAAACGTTGGCTTCTGGAAGTATTGAGAATTTTGAACAATACCAAAGGATAGTCGGTGAAATAGCAGGGTTGAATTTCGCAGAACAAGAAATTCAATCTTTACATTCTAATATGGAGGATGCAAATGAATAACAAAGTTATTCCAAATAGAGTAGATAATTTTGGTAGTAATGCGTTAAAAGAAGAATTATCTGAAAACGATATTACGCCAGAAAACTACGAATCTCATGCAGATAAGTTACCACGTCCTACGGGGTATCGAATCTTAATTTTACCTTTTGCACAAAAAAGCGTAACTAAAGGTGGCATACATATAGCAAAACAAACTATAGATAAAGAACGTTTGTCAACTGTTGTAGGTCATGTAATTGCTTTAGGTCCAGACGCCTATGCGGATACTATGAAGTTCCCAGAAGGTGCTTGGTGCAAACAAGGTGATTGGGTAATCTTTGGCAGATATGCTGGTGCTCGTTTTCAAATAGAAGGTGGCGATATGCGACTTTTAAATGACGATGAGATACTTGCTGTTATTGATGACCCAGAGGCAATAATATCATAATTAACAGGAGAAATTATGCAAAATAATGAAGCAGAAAAAATAGAATTAGAACTTCCAGAAGGGGAAGTTGATATTCATGAAGCAGATGTTGATGATTCTATAAAAGAAGAAAAAGCACCTGTGGAAGAAAAAGTCGTCGAAGAAAAAGACGAATTAGACGAAGTTAGTGATTCAGTACAAAAACGTATTGATAAATTAACTTATAAAATGCGAGAAGCAGAAAGACAGCGAGATGAAGCTGTTACTTATGCTCAAAGCATAACCCAGAATAATACTCAGTTAAAAGAAAAATTAAAGAATTCTGATTCTTCCCTTTTCAAAGAGTACGATAATAGGGTACAATCAGAAATAGCAGGAGCCAAAATTTTATTAAAAGAGGCTCAAGATGCAGGAGATGGTGAGGCTGTAGCTGAAGCAACAGAAAAACTTTCTAGAGCTAGTGCTGAAGCAGAAAATCTTAGAAGATTATCTGCACAACAAGCAGTTAGAGAAAAGAATGTTTCTCAAGAAGTTCCAGTAGAAGACTATCAACCTACATTGCAACCTCAGACCAAAGGACCTGACCCTAAGGCAGAACAATGGGCTGAGAAAAATAAATGGTTTGGAGATGACCAAGCAATGACGTTTGCAGCATTTGGAATACATAAAGAATTAGTTGAAAGTGGTTACGACCCTTCTTCTGATGATTATTATGCTGAAGTAGATAGACGTATGCAGGATAATTTTCCACACAAGTTTTCAGAAGAGCAATCTGCCCCCGTGCAACAGGTTGCTGCCAGTAGCAGAGGTGCTAGTGGTAAAAAATCATCACGCAAAATTAAGTTGACACCAAGTCAAGTAGCGATAGCTAAAAGACTTAATGTGCCACTAGAAGAATATGCTAAGCATATCGAAGGAGTATAAAATGACAGACGAAAATAAAACAACAGAAGTCGTAACGGACAGAAACTCTAGGTCCGCAGAGACACGAGACTCTCAAACTCGCAGAACGCCTTGGAAACCCCCGTCAATGTTAGACGCACCAGAAGCACCTCCTGGATACCAATTCAGGTGGATTCGTGAAGCTACTAGAGGCAACGATGATAAATCTAATATGTCTAAACGTATTAGAGAAGGATATGAGCCTGTGAGAGCAGAAGATTATCCTGATTTCGAAGCTCCTACTATAGATAACGGAAGCAATAAAGGAGTAATTGGGGTTGGAGGTTTAATCCTCGCTAAAGTACCAGTCGAAACCGCAAATGAGCGTACAGCTTATTTTCAAGACCAAGCAAAATCAGCTATGGACGGAGTAGACCACAACTATATGCGAGAAAGCGATGCTAGAATGCCTATTAAAGATAGTGATATCCAAAGGACTTCTAAAGTCGCGTTCGGTAGTAAACCTACTGATAAAGGAACTTAATAATAACAATGTATTTAGACAAAGGAGAAAATCATGGCTAATACAAATAAACCAGATGGTTTTACCCCTGCGTATCACATCTATGGTGGTGTTATTCGTCCTGCAAAAATGAGAATCGCTAGTGGTTACGGAACTGCTATTTATAGCGGCGATGTAGTTACTCTTTCAAGTGGTTACGTTCAACAAGCAGGAGCGACTGATACGCCTGTAGGTGTATTTTACGGGGTATACTATACCGCCTCAGACGGTACTCCGACTTTTTCAAAAAGTTGGACTGCGTCTACGGCGACACAAGGAAGTGCCGATGCAGAAGCTCTCGTCTACAATGACCCTGGAATTGTATACGAAGCACAATTTACAGCAGGAACACCTGCAGTAAGCTTTATCGGTAACAAATACACTTTATCTACCACAGCTGGTTCTTCAACCAACGGTAGGTCAAAAGAAGGTGTAACTGCAACAACATCAAGTGGTGTAGCGTTATGTGTAGGATTCTCATCCACGCCAAGCAACTCTATAGGAGCTTACGCGAGAGGATTATTCACATTCCCAACTAACACCTTTGCTGTATAATCTAAGGAGAATAAATAATGGCAATTAATAGAGCCCAACTAGTCAAAGAGCTAGTACCTGGACTCCATGCTCTCTTTGGATTAGAGTATGAGAGATACAATAACGAACACGAAGACATCTTCGACACCGAGAGTTCTGAAAGAGCATTCGAGGAAGAAGTAATGTTAAGTGGATTTGGTGAAGCACCGACTAAAGGCGAAGGAGCCGCTGTCATTTATGATACAGCTCAAGAAGCTTGGACATCACGTTTCACACATGAAACCATAGCATTAGCGTTTGCGTTAACTGAAGAAGCTATAGAGGATAATCTTTATGACACTCTTTCTTCAAGATACACAAGAGCTTTAGCTAGGTCAATGCAACAAACTAAGCAAGTGAAAGCAGCTAATGTATTAAACAATGCATTTAGTTCTTCATATGTTGGTGGAGATGGAAAAGAGCTTTGTGCTACAGACCATCCTACTGTAGGAAATGTTGATTTGGCTAATGAGCTATCTACAGCTGCAGACCTTAATGAAACTTCTCTTGAACAAGCTTTAATTGATATAGCTGGTTTTAAAGATGAAAGAAATCTTAAGGTTAATGCACAGGCGAAAAAATTAATCATACCACCTGCTTTACAGTTCGTGGCTGATAGATTAATGGAAACTCCTGGAAGAGTTGGTACTTCAGACAATGATATTAACGCAATCAGAAACATGGGAATGGTTTCTGAAGGTTATGTAGTAAATCATTATCTTACAGATACTGACGCTTGGTTTATCAAAACTGACGTTCCTAACGGACTTAAACATTTCGTTAGAACTCCTGTATCAACTAGTATGGAAGGCGACTTCGAAACTGGTAATGTAAGATACAAAGCTAGAGAACGTTACAGCTTTGGTTGGAGTGACTGGAGAGGTATCTTTGGTTCACCTGGAGCATAATTCACTTTCGTGAAAATTTAAGGGGACTTCGGTCCCCTTTCTTTTTTACAATTTATGGTATATCATGAGGAAAGTTCTAGGGAATATATTAACTATCTATCGACTGCCCTAGCAGACAAGCCAAGACGATAGAGTTTATTAAGGAGACTTAGTATGGCAAAATCAACCTTTTCAGGTCCCGTACAATCTTTAGCGGGATTTATATCGGCAGGTAATGCAAACGTGGTTAGCTTGACAGCAGACACTACTCTTACAGTAGCTTCGCATGCAGGCAAAATATTAACTTGTAATGATGCAGACGGTAAATTTACTTTACCTAGTATTGTAGCGACTGCTCCAGGAAGAGACGATGACCCTAATCAAACAAATAATTTAGGTGCATCTTTCTTTTTTGTAGTCGAAACAGCGGCAACAGACATGGATATTTTAACTGACGGCACTGACAAATTTGTTGGTGGTCTTTATACAGGTAAAGACGATGCTACAGGTAAAACATTTATATCTGGTGCATCTAACGATGTCATTACTATGAATGGTTCTACTAAAGGCGGACTAGCAGGTAGTATTGTAAAAGTAACTGCTATGGCTTCTGCTAAGTATGCTGTAGAAGGCATTATTTTAGGCTCAGGCACTATAGTTACACCATTCGCAGACGCGTAAGGGAGGTAAACTATGGCTAATACAGTCACAGGACCAACTAATCAATTAGACGGTGAGAAAAAACTTATTGTTTATTGTTCTGTCTTATCAGATGGAAGTGCTAGTAGTACAACATTAGTGGACGTTTCTGCTTTAAATAGTTCAACTTTAAACGGTGAGTCATGTGCACATGTTGCTTTAAACAAAATTTGGTACACTTGTACTGGGGCACCTGATGCTCCTGCTTCTCTTGATTGGGACGCTACTACAGATGTAACTTTTTTAACACTTGGTTACGATAATTCATTTGATTTTAGTGATATCGGTGGTTTAAAGAATACTGCAGCTTCAGGATATTCGGGGGATGTACTTTTAGTTATTCCTTCAACTTCTGATGCAGGTAATGAATACACTGTTTGGTGTGAGTTTTTAAAGTATTACGAAGCTCCAGGTTCATAATCCATGGCGACTTCAGGTACTCGCACATTTAGTTTAGATGTAGCAACGGCTATTGAAGAAGCGTACGAGCTTGCAGGTTTGGAAGCTCGTACGTCTTATGACGCTGTTACAGCTAGACGTTCTTTGAATATTATGTTTGCTGATTGGTCAAACAGAGGTATTCAAATGTGGAATATTGCTAAAGTAACTACTACATTAACAGAAGGTACTAGTGAATATACTATCAATGCATATGATATTGATATTTTAGACGCCTATATACAAACTACAGTTAGTGATGTTGTTACTGATTACACAATAGACCGAATAGACAGAAATGAGTTTGTAGGTATTCCTAATAAAGCAACAAAAGCTAGACCTACAGAATATTGGTTAGAACGATTAAAAACACCAGTAATTCATCTTTATCCAACACCAGAGAATTCAACTGACAAACTCATTTACTATGTTTGGCGTAGAATAGAAGATGCAGATGCAGCGACACAAGACATAGACATACCTAGTAGGTTTATGCCTTGTTTAGTTTCTGGTTTAGCTTATTATTTATGCTTAAAGAAGAATACACAAAAACTGCCTATAATAAAACAACAATATGAGCAGGATTTATTAAATGCTCTTAAATATGATGAGGATAGGTCCCCGTTAAGGTTAGTACCTAAACATGAGTATATATAATGAGTTACGCTTCTGGTAAATATGCTAAGTTTGTTTGTGACACGTGCGGTTGGGCTTTTGCTTATAAAACTGCAAAAATGACGTGGGAAGGTAATAGAGTTTGTGATGAATGTTATGAGCCTAAACACCCACAATTAGACCCACCAAATATAGGAGCGGATGCTGAAGCTCTTTGGAAACCAAGACCAGAAGTTAAATTACCTAAATCACAATTAGGTGTTGTAATAACAAATAATGCTTCTGCTGCAGGAATGACTTTTAAAAGCGACCCTATTGGTAGTACACTAGAGGGACAAGAAATAACTGGAGCAGTAGGCGACGTAACAGTGAGTATAACATAATGGCAGGATTTACATATAGTGGATTAAAAACCGCAATACAAAATTATTTAGATAGTACCGAATCAACATTTACAAGTACATTAGATACGTTTATTCAAACAACGGAAGAACGTATATTAAAATCGGTTGAATTACCTGTTTTTCGTAAAAATGTTAATGGAAATCTTACATCAGGAAATACTTATTTATCGATGCCTGATGATTTTTTATCTCCGTATAGTTTAGCTGTAATAGACGGAAGTAATAATTATTCTTACTTATTATTAAAACAAGTTTCATTTATAAGAGATTACACCCCAGCAGCAGCAACAACAGGCAAACCTCTTTACTATTCACAGTTTGATGAAAATAGTTTTTTAGTTGCTCCAACACCTGATAGTAATTATTCTGTAGAATTACATTATAATTATAGACCTGCTTCATTAACAACAGTAGGAGATAGTAATCAAAGTTGGCTTTCTGAAAATGCTCCTAACGCCATGTTATATGGTTCTTTAGTAGAAGGTGCTGTCTTTTTAAAACAAACTCCTGATGTTGTAGGGTTGTACGAAAATAAATTTCAAGAAGCACTAGCTACGTTAAAGTTATTAGGTGAGTTTAAAAACGTAAGGGATGAAGCTAGGAATGACCAAATAAAAATAATGTCCAGAGGAGTAGATAGTGTTTAGTGTTGATGTAAAAACAACAATGGGAGACGTTAATGTTCAAACAACAAAAAATAAAGGTTTAAGTCCAGAATATTGGACTGAAAGAATAATGGAAAGACTTATTAGTATTAGTGATAATGCAGACCCTATGGTAAAAGCACAGGCACGAGCATTTAAAGATAATATGACACAAGTCGTTTTATTATATTTGAAACAAGCTATTATGAGCGATAGAGCCACAGTAGCAGGTTTATTAGAAAAACAAGGTCATAAAGATATGGCTGATATTATAAGGAGGCTGTAATGGCAATAACCCAAGCAATGTGTACTTCATTTAAAAAAGAATTGATGACAGCTACACACAACTTTACTGCAACTAGCGGTAATACATTTAATCTTGCTTTATATACAAGTTCTGCATCATTAGGTGCTAGTACAACCGCATATACAACAAGTAATGAAGTAAGTGGAACTAACTATACTGCTAAAGGTGGTGCGTTAACTAATGTTACGCCAACTACTTCAGGCACAACTGCATTAACTGATTTTGCAGATTTAACTTTTAGTTCTGCTACTATAACTGCTAATGGAGCAATGATATTTAATGATAGTGCTTCAGGCGACCCTGCTGTCGCTATTTTAGCATTTGGTGGAGATAAAACATCTACCAACGGAGATTTTACTATCCAATTTCCTACAGCAGATGCATCAAATGCTATTATAAGAATAGCTTAATAAATGGCTGGATGGGGTCGTGCTGGTTGGGGGATTGGTCCTTGGGGTCAACCCGCAGTAACTACAGTAAATGTAACGGGAGTTGCAGGTACTTCTGCACTTGGTAGTGAAACAGTAGTAGCCACAGCCCTTATAGCTGTTACGGGAGTAAGTGGAACTTCTGCTTTAGGAAGTGAAACTATAGTTGCTGAGGCTAATATATCAGCAACAGGCAACGCAGGAACATCTGCGTTAGGTAGCGAAACTGTCGTTGCTGAAGCTAACATTTCCGCTTCGGGCAACGCAGGAACATCCGCACTAGGTAATGCTATTACTATGGGTGCGGCAGTAACTGGTGTTTCTGGTTCTGCTTCGGCAGGTACTTTGGGAGACGAATCAGTTACTGCAGGAGCAACGGTGGTTGTAACAGGAAATGCAGGAACATCCGCGTTAGGAAGTGTAAGTTTAGTTTGTGAGAATATACTTTCAGTAACAGGAAATGAAGGAACAACAGCTTTAGGTTATATAACGGTTATAGCCGCTAACGTAGTAACTGTAGAAGGAGTTGTAGGAACAGGAGAAATACAAGGAGTTAATGTTTGGGGACTTATTGCAGATGACCAAACACCAAATTATAGTGCAATTAGTACCACACAAACACCAAACTATAGTAGTATTGATGACGCACAAACAGCAAATTGGAAAGAAGTTGCTTAATTTTTATGAAAAATAGGTTATAATCACATAGGAGACGAAAATGGCAAGTACATACGTTAATAATTTAAGATTAAATGAAATGGCTACTGGAGACGGTAGTGGAACTTGGGGTACTACTACTAACACTAATTTGACTCTCATAGGAGAGGCATTCGGTTATGCAACTAAAGCTGTAGCTAACGCTTCAACTGATACCCTCACTATACCAGATGGTACAGAAACTAATAGTGAACCTAGAAGAATGTACCTTAAACTCACAGGTGGAGGTCAAGCTTGTACTGTGACTTTAGCACCAAACACAGTTTCTAAAGTTTGGGTCATAGAAAACGCAACTAGCTACACACTCACAATGTCACAAGGTAGTGGTGCCAATGTAGCGATACTTGCTGGGCAAGTCAAGATGATAGCTACTGATGGAGCAGGCTCAGGTGCCGTAGTGTATGATATGCTACAAGATTTAGCAGTACCTGATTTATTTATAGATGATGATTTAACATTACAGTCAGACGCAGCCGTATTAGGTTTTGGTGCAGATACAGACACTACTCTTACTCATGTTGCAGATACAGGTATATTACTTAACAGCACTAGACAATTACAATTTGGTGATTCTGGTACATATATTCATCAATCAGCAGACGGAGTATTAGATTTAGTTTCTGATACTGAAATAGAAAT